ACAGAGCGTACCCTCTGGCTTCAAGGTACGCACCGTAGCTACTAAAGGCTTCTGTGTCTTAGGTGACGTGAAGGAAGCTGGTCTCTTTGGTGAACAGAAGTTCGGCAACAGCCGCCGTAAATCTGTAATCGTAGTCGAAGGTGAGCTGGATGCAATGGCTGCCTACCAAATGCTCGACGGCAAGTTCCCTGTCGTCTCCATACGTGGCGGCGCAGCAGCAGCGGGCAAGAACCTGAAGGAATCATACGCATTCCTTGACGCCTACACTGACATCATCATAGCGTTCGACGCTGACGAGGCAGGGCAGGCTGGTGTCGAGAAGGCAGCAGAAGTATTCGCCGGTAAGATGAAGGTCGTCAAGCTAGACCCACGTCTCGGCAAGGACGCAGCCGACTACCTGACCGCCGGTCGCGGTAAAGAATTCGTCGATGCTATCTGGTCGGCTGGCCAATACACACCGAAGGGCGTGCTATCTAGTGCTGACCTATGGGACATACTGAACCAAGACGAGCCTGATTCCCTGGGGGATTACCCTTGGACGCCACTGAACAAGATGACGTATGGCTTCCGACCCACCGAGCTGATCACCATCACGGCTGGCTCTGGTCTCGGCAAGTCTAGCATCTTACGTGAGATCGTCATGCACATCAAGGACACCACGCCGCATCGCATCGGCTGTCTCTTCATGGAAGAGTCGGTAAAGCGTACGGCTGAAGGCTTCATGTCTGTCGATGTGTCACAACCTATCCACCTGCCTACCTCCACTATTAAGAAGGGATCGGAAGAGTACGAACAGTCGTTTAAGCGTACGTTTGGCGACGACCAAGTGATGATCATGGACGCATCGTTCGACACAGGTGCTACAGTTGACGCAGTGGTCAGTCGTGTGCGGTACATGGCGAAGGCTCTCGACTGCAAGATTATTATCTTGGATCACATCAGCATCCTAGTGTCCGGTGGACAGTACGGTGACGAGCGGAAGGCACTCGATGAAATCATGACTAAGCTACGTACCCTCACACAGGACACAGGGATCGTGCTGTTCGCAGTTAGCCACCTAAAGAGACCCGATGGCAAGGGTCACGAAGACGGGGCAGTGACGAGCGTCTCACAGCTTCGTGGCAGTGCATCTATTGCACAGCTATCGGACTTTGTAATTGGACTAGAGCGTGACGGTCAGAACGATGACCCCACTAAACGTAACACAACAAACATACGCGTACTCAAAAATAGATTCAGTGGAATCACGGGGCCAGCCGGTCACTTGCTTTACAACAACAACACTGGTAGGTTGACAGAATACGAACCTATTGACGAAGCAGCGAAGGAAGACTTCTTATGATAGAAAAGCCACAGCTAGAGCTAGACTTTACGGGTACTGGTGAGCTAAACGTAGACCTGCTGCACGAGCTGTTCGAGTACGTGGACGGCACGTTGGTACGGAAGGCATCTACCGGCCCGCGAGCACTGGCAGGGACGGCAGCAGGTTGTCTTGATGCTAGATACGTGCGGGTAGAGATTAATCACAAGTCCTATCGTATCCATCGCTTGATATTCCTAATGCACCATGGCTATCTACCTAAGAATGTGGATCACATCGACAACAACTCGCTCAACAACCGTATCGAGAACTTACGGGGAGCCTCTAAGTCAGAGAACTGCTGGAATCAGGGCGTCAGCTTGACCAACACGTCCGGTTACAAGGGTGTTTCCTTCAGCAAGGCAGCGGGAAAATGGCGGGTACAGGTGTCGCAGCACGGTAAGAAACACTGGGGCGGTCACCATGACACAGCAGAAGAGGCCAACGAAGCAGCCATGGCGCTGAGAGAGAAACTACATGGGGAGTTTGCAAGACATGAGTAACATAGGGCGTTGGATCGTAACACAACAGGAGATACAAGATGACGACAGCGGTCGTGGACATAGAAACAAACCTAGCGCACGACACGATCTGGATGGCGGGGGTGTATCTGCCGGACTCTGGAACGAGTATACCTTGTTACAGCTCGACGGAATTGACCAGCGCGCTGAGCGGAGTGACGACGATAGTCGGCCACAACCTGCTCGGCTTCGACCTGCCGGTACTAGCTAATGTCTGGGGCTTTACTTGGGGCGAGCGTGTCGTCGATACTTTGCTGCTTGGTCGTCTCTATGATCCTAGCATCGAAGGCGGTCACTCTCTCAAGGCATGGGCTTTGCGAGGAGGTAAGGAACTCAAGGATGACTTCAAGCTATCCGACTTTGACCTTGGACTAACCGACGAGATGATCGACTATTGTCTTCAAGACTGCCGTGCGAACTGGGATGTGTACACGTACATCACTGGCCTGCTAGCGGGCGACAAGTTCAGCACTCAGTGTCAAGACCTTGAGCATGAGGTGGCACGACTGACCAAGATACAGGTGACGAACGGCTTTATGTTTGACTTCCCGTTAGGCTGCCGTCTGTACACTGAACACAAGGAGCGCATGAATGACATCGAGCAACAGCTACAAGCGATCTTCCCGCCTATCGTCGAACAGCGGTGGTCGGACAAGACAGGCAAGCAACTTAAAGATAAAGTTACTGTGTTTAATCCCGGATCAAGGAAGCAGATTGCAGAACGACTTGCTACTAAGGGTGCAGTTTGGAAGAAGACTACAGAGACCGGCCAACCGAAGGTTGACGAGGGCACACTCAAACCCCTTCAATATATACCGGAGGCTAAGCTTGTACTTGAGTACCTCACCCTGAGCAAACGTATCGGCATGCTCCGCTCGTGGATAGATAACGTAGCGGATGACGGTCGCATACACGGCAGAGTTAATACGTGCGGTGCTGTTACCGGACGGATGACACACAGTTCACCTAACCTAGCACAGATTCCCAGCGAGTCTGACTATCGACAATGCTTCACAGTAGCGGATGGACACAGGCTTGTAGGCGTGGACGCATCGGGCTTAGAGCTACGCATGCTGGCGCACTACATGAACGACGCAGAGTACACCGACCTGATCTTGAACGGTGACATACACACGTACAATCAGGAGGCCGCAGGGTTGCCCACACGGGACGCTGCCAAGACGTTCATCTATGCCTATCTCTACGGCGCAGGTGACGAGAAGATTGGCTCCATCATAGGCAAGGGGTCAGGGGCAGGACGCAAGCTCAAGAATCAGTTCCTTGAGTCCCTCCCGTCCCTTGCCGATCTGCTTACTACGGTAGCTAAAGCGGCCACGGCTAAGCACCTATGCGGACTGGACGGTAGGCGTGTTAGGGTACGCAGCGAGCATGCTGCACTCAACAGCCTTCTCCAGTCCGCCGGAGCCATTGTAATGAAACAGGCACTGGTACTCGCCGCTGCACGACTCGACGCACTAGGCTTCCCATATAAGCTAGTGGCTCAGGTGCATGATGAGTTCCAGATAGAAGTACCCGACGCGTACGCCGAGCGTGTCGGTATTGTATTTCGTAATGCAATACGGAAAGCTGGGTTACATTTTAACATGCGCTGCCCTCTAGACGGTGACTATAAAGTAGGCGACAACTGGTCGCAAACCCATTGACACCAACACATAGAAGTAGTATCTTATTAATTCGGGTGGGACATAATGTCCGCCCACAACCAGCGAGAAGAAAACTATGAGCGTACAACCAGATGTAGTAAAGTTCCGTGGCACACTTCAGTACCCTAAGCTTGAGCAGAAGGATGTCTACAACGGACAGGAAACAAACTACTGTGCCACCATCGGCAATCTATCACAGGATGCCATCGATGCTATTGAAGAAACGTACGGCGCAGTTGGCCCTACTAACCACAAGCGCATCAAGTTCAAAGACAACCTAGACTTCGGACAGCACATGAAGGTGTCAAGCATGTTCCCCATTATCCCCAAAGATACTGACGGCAACAGCTTCGAAGGACGCACCGATCAGATTGGCTACGGTTCAGTCGTTGGTATTACTTTGAAGGGCGATCGCAAGGGCAACCCACGCATCGCTAGCATGGTAGTACTTGAACTCGTTGAGCCTGACGTTGGCTTAACTGATGTAAGCGAAGATGACTTCCTCTAAGCCTACGACATGGGGACTCGACGGTGACATCATCGCATACAGCGTTGGTTTCGCCGCCGAGAAAGACCCCGTAGGCTACGCCCTCACCTCTACTCGACAGATGATCCAAGGTATTGTCAACGAGCTGGAGGCGGAGGGTGTAGTTTTCCTGACAGGTTCCACTAACTTCCGTACTGAGTACGGGTGTGACAAGTGGCCATACAAGGGTCAACGCAAGGGTGGCGATAAGCCCCGACACTTGCAAGCAATACGAACGTACATGATCGAGCAGCTAGACGCAATCGTATCGGACAATGAAGAAGCCGACGACCTACTATCGATCAATGCTTTCCAGAACGGATGGGGCATCGCTACGCTTGACAAGGATCTCAACGGGTGTCGCGGCTGGCACTACAACTGGAGGAAGGAACTCATGTACTACGTTACAGACGAAGAGGCAGATCGTTTCTTCTATACTCAAATGTTAACAGGTGACTCGACCGACAACATCCCCGGTCTGTTCCGCATGGTAGGCATGAAGGCATCCGCTAAGATCAAGGCTCCACTAGCGGAGATGACTGATCCCGTAACGATGTACGATTACGTGCGTAGTGTGTATGCTGACGGCTACGACAAGGTTGGCATGTGTCTTGACGACAAGGAACAGGTGCTAGACAACTGGCTCATACGTATCGGCAGGCAACTGTGGATGCGACGTGAAGTCGGTGAGATGTGGGAGGCACCGCATGCCTAAGCGTGGCGAAAAGACACGTAACAACATGCAGTGGACAGAGGCGAAGTACTTCTCGTTCATCCGCTCAGCTCTCCGTGCTGCGTTCATGAAGTGGCCTGCTAAGCAGACTGCTCGTAATAAAGCTAAGGTGTTGATGGATGACGGGATGCGTTGGCAGTGTGCTGCATGTGACGAACTCTTCTTGTCTAAGGACGTGGAGGTGGATCACATCGTAGCCTGCGGCTCACTAAAGAAGTTTGATGACCTCCCCGGATTCGTAGAGCGTATGTTCTGCGAGGCACAGGGGTTCATGGTGTTGTGCAAGCCATGCCACCAGTTGAAGACTAACAACGAGAGGAAGAAACGATGAG